GAAATAATAAATCACATTGATTTCTAACTTCTTGTAAAGATAACTCTTTTGTTTTTATTTCAGGAAACAACGTAATGAGCCTTTTTATCCCCAAATTTTTAATACCAAATATATTATCAGAGGGATCACCACATAGTATTTTAACTAATTTTACATTTTCAATTAATACCTCCTCGTGATCATAAGGCATGATTTCGTTTTTAGAATATAACCTTCTATGAGACGGGTTATACAATACAACATTATCATTGATTAATTGAACAAGGTCTCGATCTGAAGAATAAACTATTTTCTTTTCATTTGGGGATGTTTGCGTATAGAAGGCAATACAATCATCAGATTCACAGTATTCAAATTCAGCTTGTCTAACATATAATTCTTCCAGATATTGTTTTATCCGATTTCTTTGATATTGATACGAGTTGATTTCCTCTTCTGTTCTGTTTCTTTGCTTTCTATTTTCTTTGTAGTGATGATATATCTTCTTTCTTGATTGAGACCCCTCTTTGCCGTCCCAGAAGACACAAATTTTGTCTAGACGATATGTTTCAAACGATCTTCTAAGAGTGTCAATAAAGTGAAATAAACCACCTATATGACGACCCTTATAAAATCTATTTTTCTGACCGTAAAAACCTATGGTTAATAAATTATCTCCATCAACCAATAATGTATTAGACATTTCGTCTATTGTGTTAAATGTTAAACAATATAAATTCCGCTATTCGCCACCAATTTCTTCATATTCAGATTCAGAAAATGTGATATCTCCTTCACCAAACCCACCAAGTACCTTATTCCAGTAATCAGAATAATCTTTCTTATAAGTTTCTAGAGCTTCTTTGGTATCATGAATATATCCTTGTGGAACCGCAATGATCTTACCATCTCTATATGCCAAACCATTTACGTGGTTCTTAAGAATTGAGATTTTAGTTCTGATTGCATATGTAACCTTTCTTCCGCCTTTAACCGCATCAATATGGTTGATACCGGCTTTCTTTTGATTACCGAATAAGAAAACAATTGATGATGCTAACCATAATGCTTCTCCACCTTTTGCTTTAATTTCTGGTTGCCCAAAAGGGTTATCTGGAAGTTCTACCCATGGTTGATTAACAACAATCATTGTTACATACAATGGGTTCTCTTTTGTGGGATAATCCTCTTTTTTTGATTTAGAAATTCTTGAATGAATACCCATACCAATTTTATCTGCTAATGCTGAAGCGTTGTGCTGTTTACCGCCCTTACCTTCAAATGTCATTTTACATGGAACAGAACCAACAGAATCCCAACAGATTAATAGTGATTTATTGAGCTTTCCAGAAGCTTGAGCATCAATTAATTTATTAATAAACTCAGTAATTTCTTCAATATAATCAAACCCGTCGTTAAAGATAAAGTTGCCGTGCCATTCACCATCTTCATCTTGCTCGGCCTGAAGCCCTAATTGAACGGCATGTTCCCAATTCCATTTTTTTTCTGTAATAATGAAAACAGGTAAATGTCCCTTCTTTTGTGCATCTGCCGCAGCTAAAATCATTGCTGTTGTTTTAGATGAGTTAGAGTGTCCTAAGAACATATTAATACCACCCATAACTGGACCCGGCATACCACAAGCATCTAGATATGCCTGGCCACAATAGTAATAGTTAGTATCCTTGTATTTTGTTTTTGTCGAAAATTCTTTTAGAATATCTTCGTCGCTAAATTGTTTTTTCTTGATTGCTGCCATTGTGTTTTTGTTTTAAAATATGGGGCTTCTGACGTTATCTCCACCCCTTTAATTAATTAGAACGGTAAGTTCTCATCTGTGTCCTCTTCTTCTTGAGGATCTTGAATAGGCGCAGAAGGCGCTTTAAACACTTCTTCTCCCTGAGAATTTGATACCCATTTCTTAGTATCAACATCCCAAGTTGGGGTTTCTCCCTTAGCAACCATTTCTAGATATTCTTCTGGTTTTTTAGCATAAACATCATTCCATGTCATTTCATCATTTACCCAAGCACTAGCTTGTGTTGGATCAACATGGAGTGGTGTTGGATCTTCTGGCATAACAGAATTAATTGATGTATATTCTTTACCATTACCAGATTTAGTTAATGTTAAAAATAATGTAACATCTCTACCCGTTTCAATGTCAGTAATGTCACCCTTCTTTTGAAAAACAGGGAAGATTTTATCCATGATACCATCCCCTTTAGCATTATGCTTAAATCTCCAAAATTTTGGGCCATCTTGCTCATTGTCTCTATCAATAACCTTAACGATATAGAATTTGCGTGAACGATATTGACGTGCTAATTCAGCATCAGACTGAACCTTAGTTGCATATAATGCATCTTTTACTTCATTCAAAGGTGAACGTTTACCTTCTTGTGCCGGATCGTACAATTTAACCCAATTACCATCAACTTGAATTTCGTGAAAGTATCCTTCTTTAAAAGGTGTCTCACCATCTACTGTTGGTAGGATTCTGATGCGCTTTTCACCAGACTTTACTCCCTTAGGAAGAACTGTTGTAAAATACCTTTTCAATCTGTCTTCACTCGACATTTTGTTTGCGTTGCTACTTGTAGCGTTTTTGTTTTTTTCGTACTGTGCTAGCACTGAATCTACTGTTGCCATAATAGTTTTTTTTAATTGTTAAAAATCTTATATCAAAATATACATAAAAAAAACCGGATTAAAAAATCCGGTCTTACTTTTTTATAAAAAATATTTTTATGACTATTCTAAGGTCAAAAGATAGGCTAATTTATTGACTTCTGCAAGCATCTCATCTTTTATGTTCAATAAGTCGGTATCACTTTCTGGTGATAATTCCTTACCTAACTCAATTAAAAATTGTTTTATTTTTTGAATGAACTTAACAATTTCAATATCTTGTAGGTTAAATATTTCAATATTTCTAGTTGATTCATCTAACACAAATCTACCAAATTTACCCATTGAAACCTCAACATAGGTATCTATTAGATCATCTAAGGTGTCATAAATATTACCAAATGCTTGGTGCCTAGCGTAACCCTTTGTCTGCCAATGCATTATCTTAAATTGGCACTGCAAACCTAGAAATAAATTTACGTTAGAACTGAGGTTGTTGTTGTTGTTCATCTTCAAAAGGGTTAAATGATGTTGTCACATCTTCTTTGGAATAATTTTGAATGTCACTTTTGGTTAAAACATATTCGTTTTTACCGCTAGCTCTCATTTCTTGTTGTTTATGTGCGAAAAACTCTTGTGGTTTCTCATTAAAAGGATATGAGTCCAAAGAACGCATTTCCAATTTTTCCTGAGGTGTTTGTGGTTTAGCATCATCTATCTTTGCACCTAGTTGGTCAATTTTAGCGATAACCGCATCCATATTACCTAATTTAATCTCAAGATCATCTAACTTGCTGAATACCGCATCCATTTGTTGCATAACACCGCTTTGTTCGCCTTTAGATGCTTCTAATTCGTTTTTAATGTTTTTAGTCATGTTAACTAAATCTGTAACATCCACTTCTTCTGTGCTTGATGTTTCTGGTGAATCTGGTAGAGATCCAGCTTCAGGCGCACCTGTTGGCTCTGCCATTGGAAGATCTTCAGTACCTGGGTCACCTGCAGCCATATCTGGTGCTGGTGGCGCTGGTGGTAATTCTTGCTCATCAATCAAATAAAGTGATTTTGCATTTTTGTTAATAGATTTATATCTATTTATTTCTTCTAAAAGTTTTTGTTCTAACATAGTATTAGTCTTGTAATAGTTGTCTACCGTCTTCGGTAATGTATTTTTTATTTATTCTTTCAACGATACCATCTTTTGATCTAATAACATAGCATTCGCCAGTTTGTAAATCACATTCTTCTCTCTCCATTGAGTCATTTGATACTTGTTTTGAAACCTTTTGGTTCAAAAACTGATCTACTGATTTATTTATTTTTTCCATAGTGTTAAAATATATACCTATAAATACTTCAATAATTGGTATTTTTCTTAAGTTAATCTAAAATACACAACATCCCCTTCCTTTAATTTTAATTTCTTCATAAGCTTTGCACACATAGCTATACCATATATACCAGCTTTAGGGTCAGATATGTCTGGTCCGCTGTGTACTGGGCCATCAAATCTACCTGTAGATGGGTTTACATCGGTAACCAGTTTATATGTCACACCTGCAGATGGGTTATAAAACTCGGTGTTATACTTAAATATTTTTTCCTTGTTAGTGTTGTTTAAAACAAGTCTAATTGAATAATAATCAAATAGGCTTTCTTTAATATCAGAATATTTTTTAATAACATTTGGGTATGCTTTCCAGCCACTAACCAAGTCTAATTCCCCAGTTGGATCATAATTTGATCCACCAAATAATGCCACTCTAGTTCTAAGCCAAAGTTCTCCTTTTGTTGGTTGAATAAACTGAATATATTTTTCTGTTAAATTACCAATTTTAGCACCATTAAATGGTATAATATCATGTAATAAACCAGATTCATTAACAATTATTTTTGATAAATCTTCATTAGCAACGGCCGATCCCGGATCAACACTAAAGCTTTGTTTATCCTTAGTTGTTATTACTCTTTCTGTTGTAACTTTTGGATTAGTTTTTTGTTTCTTTTTAACAGCAGACGATAATAGTCTACTAAATAATGGTCTATAACTTGACATAAATGTGCTATCAAGAGATGGAAGTGTGCTATTTGAAATTCTAACCCCAGTAAATGATGTTTCAAATTGTCCCGCCTTTATTGAGTGACTAACATCAAATATTAAGTACGTACCATTAAACATGGGAACATTTGCTAGAAAAAAATACATTGTAGGTTGTAACATAACGTTACCCATACAGGTAACACTACATTGGTAAGACGCTGTTTTATAAATGTCAAACAGTCCAACATCAACAGAATTGGTTCCACCACCACCTTGTGATCTTGCTAATCTTTCTTGAGCAAGTGCACTTTCATTTGTATTTTTATATGTGCTTTGATCTAACGATATACTTTTAAAAACACCCTGTGCCTGATCACCAAAATTAACTTCAAATGAAACAACCCTATTTGAATTTGCGGTGTCTGTATCCATGAATATTCTTGGTTCAACAAGTAAAGGGTTGTTATTCGTATCTTTAATATCAAAACTATCAGTTTTAAACTTATACTCTTTATTAACCCTAGCCATATCCAAATATTGGGATGTCTTGTTAATATATTGTAAAATAATTTTTGGTGATGATTCTTGATAATCAACATCTAAAAATGTACCAAATAGATTTCTAGCTAAATTTTTAGATGGTATTATTCTTTTTTTATTGCTAGTATTGGTACCATAAAAATTCACATAAGCCGGTAAAGGTCTCATATCAAAATTTGTTCCTTGTATTAAGGTTGATATTGCAC